TGCCGTATGCGTAAGCGCCATATTCAGCGCCGCCATAACCTGTAAATGAAATTGCGTCCTCACGGCCTGCCGTTAAACCTACGGGTGTAATATCGTATATTGCGTTGGTATCAGCCCAAACATATAGTTTGTTATATGTGCCGGAGGAAATCCAACGGTTATTGTCGTTCGTGATCCAAGTAAGCATCCCGCGCAAAGTTGCGTCGGCCGCATTTCCGCTGCGCGTGCGCCAACCGCCTACCGGGCGCATAACGCCGTCATTCCAGCGAACAAGGCTGGCATCACGCCAACGACCCATGCTCTGCAAGTCAGTCCCGTTGCGGTAAACGCCAGCGGGAATGTTTAGATCAATTAAAGCCATTGTCGCCTCTCGCAAACGGAATTGAAGCCAATATAACACATTGTGCCAAATATGCAAAAGGCCAGCATGTAGCTGGCCAATTGCGTTATGTTTGCCGGGCTACTCAGCGTCATCTTCCGCTGGCGCTTCCAAAGATGCCGTGAGCATATTTACAAACGCATCTTTGCCGACCATCAACTGATCCATATTAAACTGCGCAGAGTTGATTTTCTGCTGCAAAGAGTTGATGTGATTAATCATCACCTTTTGCTGATCTGTCAGTTGGTCTTCAGTGTAGTCAACATCGTTGATCGTGATTACCTTTTTGTCTTCGGCCATCGTGATCTCCTTTAAGTTAAGTTAAGCAGCCCAAGGTGTTCCAGAGGCTTCGGTTGGATTTGCCATTGCGTTAATCTTGTCAGCAATAGCGGCTTCAGTGTCATCTTGCGATACACTATCCCACACCCAGCCCTGAGCCATTGCTTCAGTAACGTCAGCATAAGCAACAAAGTCAGGGGAGGACGCGTCAGGTGTTAGACCAACAGTACCATAAGATGACGCAGAGTTGTCACCGTCAACGCCTGTGCAGCGCCAGTGAATTACGTTAATTCCGCCAGATGCAATGTCATGTTCGCAGGTGGGGATAGTCCAAGTGTAAGTTACGGCCATAGGTTAAACCTCCTGTTCGGCTAGATGGGCGGCATAAGCATCCTTAACCGCTTGTGTGTGTACGGCTGCACAGATGGCTTGAACCTCTGAGCTTTCGCCTGTGATGTCATCGTTAGGTGCAACGACATGGCGTGAGAAGGATCGGCTGATCTCTACATCGTCACGCTTGATGACCGTGGCTGTTCTGACCTGTATCATTTTGTGTTCTGATACGATCTCGATTTTGTCTTGGATTGCTTCTTCTGTTAGCGCCATGTTTTATCTCCTTATGGCTGGACTGTCCGACCCAAAGCTATGCAGTGGGCTATGATTTACACCTTATAGGTTAGTGAAATTGCAAGAGCGACTAACTCACTATCTGTTGAGGCCGCTGTTGAGTTTAAGTCAGTGGCAGATCCGTAAATGCTCATGGCTGTATCGCTAGCAGACATAATTGGATTTAATTGCGTCATGCCGGAAGGCCAAGTAAAGCCAAACAACGGAACAACAGTGCCACTAGCAAAGTAGTTAGAGGCGCTAGAAGACGTAAACGGCAACCCACCTATTCGCAAATTGCCAGTGCCAGTCATCGCAGTCCAAGAGATGTAAATGTCTACATTAACCGTATCGCCAACTTTGGTGTAAGACCCGGTTTGGGTTGCATAGGTAGTAGTCCCAGCGGTTGAAGCTCCAAAAGCCGTAGGAGTAAACGTCCCCTCCTCATAGTCATCCAGCTTATTAGCCGACCCAGTGCCGCCAAGGTATACACCGCCAGACAGGTAGAGGTCTTTGAAGCGAGCGCCGCTTACACCAAGACTAACTGTGCCATTAGCGGCTAAGTTTGTTGTGATGTTGTGAGGTTGTACCGCAACAGTAGACGAATTAAAACTTATACCTGAAGAAGCGTTGCCTATAGTCAGTCGGCCTAAAGTACCAATACTCCCCACAGTGGAGCCGTCTTTGCGGAACTCTAGGATGTCGCCGTCAGATGTGCCTCGGTCAAAATACCCAGAAACAGCGTTTGCTCTATTGCCGTAAACATACCCAAAACCATTTAGAGTTACGCCATCTACGCCAGTCGCAGTAGTAGTCCCCACCAGCAAGTTACCGCTGCTGTCGATGCGCATGGCTTCTGTGGCGCTGGTAAAAAACGTCTGTGTGTCTACCCCTGCCCCAGCAGCACCAAGTTTTACTTCACCACTTGCAAACTGAAGGATATTCCTTGCGTTACCGCCAGCATCTTGAAAAGAAATTATGGCGTTATTTGCTAAGCCAATGCTACCACCCGGAAGGGTTGTTGACGTAACGCCCAACAGCAAGTTACCAGAGCTGTCGATGCGCATGCGTTCTGAGCCGCTTTCTGACATTGTAAGAACGCTTGAGTAATTTAGTGTAGAGTTGCCTCCATCTTCTGCATAAATATCAAGTACATTAGAGCCTGTGGTGTTTTCGACCCGCAGTCGTGTATTTGCGCCAGACCCTGAGAGATGAACCAGACGGCTAGGCGAACTCGTGCCAATCCCAACCTTACCGCTGCTGTCGATGTCCATGGCTCGTGTAGAGCCACCATTGGTATAGAAACGAAGGTCATTGCGAGAACGAATTTGCGCTGAACCTGTTGTATCTACAAGTTCAATCAACGCTTCTGTATCTGTACTTTCAAAACGTGCAACTTCGTTAGATGCGCCTGAGTTTACATGCAAGGCTCTAGTTGGCGAACTCGTGCCAATCCCTACGTTACCGCTGCTGTCGATGCGCATGCGTTCTGTGGTGGCGGACCCCGTCCCAAACGTAATATACTCAGAACTGTCAGACATGACTATCCGAGAGCCATTACCCCAAGACCCCAGCGTAAACGCACTGCCAGTCGGAGAAACCCATAGGCCGTAGGGGTCTCCGCTGCTGCCCCTCAAATACATATGTGTGCTGGAGCCGTTGTCTATGTGCAGACTGGCTGACGGGCTCGTTGTTCCTAGACCCAGCCTCTCCGCACTCGCATCCCAGAAGAACTTTGGCGTGGTGCCTGTGTCCTCGTAGAAGGAAATGTCGCCTGTAGCGTGGTCAATGTTAAACCTTTGCGTAAACACGCTTTTTGCATCATTGACTGTAAATATCTTAAAATCACCGCCAGAACTCATTACCGCTGCATTCTCGTCGGTAGTATCGCTTTCCATCATAAAGATGCGAGGGAATGTGCTGTTGATCTGAGCGTCCCCATCCACAGTCAGCCCATCGCTGGTCAAAGTCCCAGTGATGTCTACACCTGTGCTGGTGGTGGCGAATTTCTGGGCGTTGTCGTAGAATAGATTAACAGGGCCATCAGCATTAAAGACGCCTAAAGTTTCACCTGTGTACTTTTGAAGGCTTACTGCGGAATTGCCCCTTAAAACAAGGTTTCCTATACCAGTATCGTCAATATAGCTGTTGACGTTGTCATGATAAATCTGCAAATCAGACCCAGCGCCGAAGATGGCTTTGTCGTTATCACCGAAGGTTGCGTTGCCGGTCACGTCCACACCCGTGGCAGTCGTGGCCAGCTTCGCGCTATCTGCATAGGACAACGTACCAGCAGCAGTCTTACCGCCAATCGCATTTACAACCGTGTCAAGCGTATCAAGATCAGTGTTGATCTTTTCGCCCCAAGTATCCTCAGATGCACCGATTTCTGGCTTCGTTAAGCCATATGCTGTGGTCGTTGTATCAGCCATGATATTCTCCTATGCGGCGTTAGCCTGTACGGCGTCAGCCTTATGCGGCGTTAGCCCAAGTTTCGCTTGAAGCCGAGGCGGGTGTCCAGTCCGTTGATGTGGGGGGAACAGCCGACCAGCTTTCTGGCGTGCTGCCTGCATCTTGCCACACTTTGCTAGACGGATCAACACCAGTCCAAACTTCAGGCGTATCAGGGATCGGCTCCCACTTTTTAACAGCATTGCACGTCGTACTCAAAAGAGTGCTAATCAAAGCACCGCTAAATTGAACGCGATTGCACGTTGCTACAGATGTTAGAACGCAAGCAATGTCAGCGCTGCTAATGTATATCGCCTCAGCTGTAGCCGACGTGCTGCACGCGGCAGATATTGCCGACGCGGTGGGCCGTACGCGTACTATGTCAGCACTGGTAGTTGACGTAGCGGCAATTGAGCTATCTGCCGTGCGAACGCGATTATAATCAGCTGACGTAGTTGAGGCGCAGGTTGATGCTGCATCGCTCTCACGCACGCGCTGGGCGGCGGAAGTTGTCGTTGTGGATGTTGTGCTAGACGCAGACGCTTCACGCACTCTAACGGCCTCTGACGAGGTCGTAGACACGCTCACAACGATAGATGCGTCTAGCCTGACACGAACCGAAGCCGCAGCCGTCGTTGTCGTGATAATAATCGTGCCAGCGCCGTCAGTGACAAAGCCATCAAGCCCATAGTTATACGAGCCGTATGTAGCCCTGCCGTAGCCAGAACGATACTCAGCCATTAGTCAAGCGTAACGTCGAGATCACCCGCCGGGAGCCTAAACACATCACCAGTGTCAATCGCCTTGCTGGTGGTCAGGGCCGCGTAAGCAATCAAGTTGCCGCCAGAAGACGCGTCGAATACGCCAACGTCAGTCACCGTGCCATAGCCAGCCGTGGCAACTGGCCACTCAATCGCAGCAGTGTTTGAGGCAGTGTTGCCGGAAACAGTAAACGTAACAGCCTGACGCGCATAACCGCCGCCAGATACTTCAGTTCCGCCGCCGGGATCAGATGGCGACGCAGTGTAAAGCGCAATATGCCACTCAGTCGGGCGGGTTGCGCTGCTCGTCGTGAAGGACCAAGTTAAAACTGTGGTCTCGAATGTGTCTGAAAAACTCATTTTAGTAAGCCCTTATTTTCATGCGACGGCCTGATCCGCCAAATTTAGCTTTCTCGCTTTCTGCGTTTATAGCATCAATCGCGCTTTGATACAAAGCAGCCCAGACCTGCAAGCGCGCATCATCCTTGAGATACGGAGCGGAATGTATGAGCGAGCCATACAAATACGCGTCAGGATAATGCTCAAGCAACCAGTTGCTTGTGTTGCTGTCACTCAACGCAGGCAATTCAGATATATAATACAACTCCGCAGTGTAAGTGCCAGCTGGCGCAGGAAAGATCTCAATCTCACCAGCAGTAATCGCATAGTAAGCTGGCTCTCCGCTGGTGTTGGCTCT